CCACTGTGTACGAGGTTGAGAAGGTTGAATTCTGTCAGTCACATCCTGTTCACGTTGGTGACCAGGAGTACGTGATGGTTAGAAACCTTGAGGCTAGCCTTGGGAAAGACTCCTTGGCTTTAATTCAAGCCACCAACCCCAAAATGGTTCCTGCATGGTGCAGATCCGTTGGGGAGGCTGGTACCGCCATGTGCGGCGGAGTGCCGGTTCTGGGTGCATTTTACGGGATGTACTCCAGGGCAGGCACTCTTGTGGACCGTTGGAAAAAGACGTACGAAGTGCGGGGGTTTGATTATCTGGCCCTGCGGATGAACCGCAGGGGTTTGCCAGTACTCCCGGAAACAAGGCTGTCCTACTACATCGCGTTCGGTATATTGCCTGATGAGCAGGAAGCGTTGGAGAGGCATTTTGATAGCATGAACATTCAAGGGATAACTCCCCTGCCCCCCACTGAGATATCCCCATATCTCAACCACGGACTGTCTCACATTGTACAGGAGTCAGTTGAGCGAAAACTTTTCTGCTAAGATGCCACCAAAGAGACAGAAGAAACGGCAGCCCACCAGGAACAATGTGCCTAGGGATCGCATTAGTCGTGGCATTCGTTCTGGCTTGGACGAGGCCGCTGCATGCTATGCCAGGCTCCTTGATGACCCGTGTGCTGCTCCTCTCTGCCACCCTACTTACATTGGGTCTGATGGTGGCATTGTGGCCCGCTTTGAGTCCGATTTTACTATCCTTGGAGGTGCCACCGATACAGCCGGTGGGATCTTTTGGATACCGGGTGGTATTGGCAGCAATGCGGGTAGCGCCTCTGGTTTACTGCAGTATTTTGCGGCTTCCTCAGGTGCTACTACGACATTGCAAAACTTACCAGCCTCACAAAATCCCGGTTACCCATTTCTTGCATCATCAGCTTCCGCTGTTAGAGTGGTCTCAGCATGTATGCAAGTCTTTTGGGCTGGTTCGGAGAACTCTCGTGCGGGCTACATCAGCTACGGCGGAACAACCGGAGCTCAAGTTATAATTGGTGGTAGTTATTCTGCTGACGGTATATCCCAAGTGTTTCCCAATGTGACACGTACCCCCATGGACCACATTGAGATCAAGTTACGTCCCACAGCTGCCGACCAAGATTGGACCCAGCCTTCCTTGCCCACATTGCAACCTGACCTTAATAGGAAGGGTGCAATTGGGTTTACAGTGAAGGGTATTCCATCTTCTACAGGCATACGTGTGAGGTTGGTTGCTGTTTATGAATGGCAACCACTGGCCAA